GCGACGGTGACGCCTGCGCTGCTGCCACCGCCCGACGCGGCAGGTGCGCCGACGAACTGCACCCACTGACTCGACGAGCCGTCGTTGTAGTAGATGTAACTGATGCCGTCATCACTGTCCCACCACACGTCGCCGTGCGTCGGAGACGGCGGTGCGGTGCTGGCGATCGTAAAGCGCCCGGGCGCGCCTGCAGGCCCTTGTGCGCCCGGCACCCCAACGCCGCCCTGCGGACCCTGAGACCCCGCACCGGTAACCCCCTGCGGACCCTGCGCGCCGGAGACTCCAGCCGGACCTTGCGGGCCATCCGCGCCCGCCGGACCCTGCGCGCCGGTCTCACCCGCCGCGCCTTTGATCAGCACAGCGAGCGCCTGGTTGTGACTGAACTCCAGGGTCGGCGGGTTGGCCTCGACGAACACCACCGGGACGTAGAACCAGTCCGCCATGTTGACGGCCGGGCCCGTCATCTCCCACACCTGGTAGGTCACCGCCAGGTTGACGTCCTGGACGATGAAGCGGGTGTTGACGTCGGTGGACAAGAACAGCCCGGTCGGGTCGAAGCCGTCGCTGGTCAGCCAGTCGAAGATCAGCGTGGTGGAGGCCTGCTGGCTGAGATTGTTCCAGCGCATCGTGCCCGCGCCGGGGTCATTCATCGCCGTCGAGTGGGTGTCAGCCCGGTAGCGGAAGTAGGACGCCGACGCGCCGGTCAGCCCCTGCGGGCCCTGAGTGCCCTGCGCGCCGGTGAGGCCCTGCGGACCATCATTGCCGGTGGCTCCCTGCGGACCCTGGGAGCCGATACCGATCGGACCCTGCGCGCCGACCGCGCCCTGCGGACCGGGGATCCCCTGCGCCCCAGGCACGCCGGAACCAGTCTGCCCCTGCGGACCGGTCAGGCCAACCGCGCCCTGCACGCCCTGCGGACCCGGCCCGCCCTGCGGCCCGATCGCCCCCTGCGGACCGGGCACTCCGGTCGGTCCCTGCGCACCGACCACCCCCTGCGGTCCAGTGCTGCCGGTCACCCCGACCGACCCCTGTGGACCCTGAATACCGGGTGGGCCCTGCGGCCCGGTCAAGCCCAGCGAACCTTGAACACCGGCCGGACCCTGCACGCCGGTTGGGCCCTGCACCCCGGCCGGACCCTGCGCACCGACCGAGCCCTGCGGACCGGGCAGGCCGATCACCCCCTGCGCGCCAGGCGAACCCTGCGGACCAGCCCCGCCGGATACACCCTGCGGACCCGGCGGGCCGACTGAACCAGGCGGGCCCAGCACGCCTGGCGGTCCCTGAGCTCCAACCGAACCCTGGGCACCCGTTGCCCCAACCGAACCCTGGGTACCCGTTGGGCCTTGCGCCCCAGTCAGTCCGCCTGCGCCCTGCGGACCCTGCAGGCCAATGCCGCCCTGCGGACCCGTCGGTCCGGCTGGCCCGGTCAGTCCGGGCGGACCTTGTACGCCGGGTGCGCCCTGCGCACCGACCGCCCCTTGTACGCCTGCCACACCTTGTGGCCCGGAGACAGTTGCGCCCTGCGCGCCGGTCGCCCCGGTCGCACCTTGTGGCCCCATCGGACCCACAACACTGACACCCTGCGGACCCTGCGCGCCGTCCACACCCTGCGCACCCTGCGCGCCGACTGCGCCCTGCACCCCGGCCGGACCGCGCGAAGTCTCGATGACCACGACGGTCGGCAGCTCAGGAGGTGGGACGATCGAGACGAGCGGGGGCGGAGTGGCGACGACGGCCACCAGCTGGGGCACGGACGCAGGCGTGAGAACCACGCCCAAGGGCTGGGCAGGCGTTACCAGAACGACGTCTGGTTCCTGCTGAATGACGATCGCCTTGACGGCGTCGTCAGTGGTGACGACTACAAGAGCGGGAGGAGCAGGCGCGACGGACGTCGCGGTGACGAGGTCCGGCTCAGGAGTGGCAATGACGACATCGGTCACGGCACCAGGGCGGCGTCGACGGTGACGGCGGGATCGACCGCGACCTGGCCCTCGACCAGGCGATCCTCAGTCTGGTCCGGGTTGTAGCACTTCAGATCGTAGTAGCCATTCTTGGCGGCGGCATCGGTCAGCTCGTCAGGGACGACGATGACGATCGTACCGGTGTCGTCCCCGGTGATGCCGCCGTCGGTATCCTCGCTGGTCAGCGTGAAGAACACCTCGGCCGTCGGCTTCTTGCTCGCGCGCATCTGGAGGCGGAACTTGCAACCGGTGAAGTCGCGCGGCACGTCGATCTGCTGATTCCCGTCAGTGTCGAGGATCGGCAGCCCTTCGCTGTCCACGAGCAAAGTGCCGAAGCGGAATTTCGGAAAGCGAAACGTCGCGCCCTGTTCGAGCGCGACGTTGTACGTGACAGCGGGCATGCCTACCCCGCTGTGTAGAACACCACGATCGACAGGTCCGGTTCCGGCACCGCCGGTTCCTCGCCTGCACGGGCCGACGCTTCGCGCTCGGCGCGGATCGCTGACTCCTCCTCGGTTTCGTGCTCCTGCTTGCCTTCGGCGCGACCCTTCTTGCCCTTCTTCGCGCCGCGCGCGGCACCCGTCGCCAGCTCGACGGCGAACGGCCGGTTCGTCACGCACTCCGGCCAGTAGCGCCCGGACGGCGCGGCGGTGCCGTTCGGCAGTGTGACCAGGCTGCCTGCGTCCTCACCGCCGAAGAACAACACCGGGGTGACGGTCAGCCACGGCTCGTCGTGCTCGCCCGGATCGTCTGGGTTCGGCGCGGGCCAGCCGAAGTTCGCCGACACGTCGGCGTCCAGCTTGCCGTCGGTGTAGCACATCACCGCGAGCGGTACGATCATCGCGCCGGGCACGGCGGGGACGAGCTCGACCGGACCGTCTTCCAGGGCTGAGGCCTTGAAGGTCGTCAGGCTGGACAGCGGCAGGCCGAACGACTTGGCGACGTTCGACCCGAGCAGCGCGCGCTTGGTGGCTTCGTCAATGTAGTTAGTGCGAAAGGCAGTCAGCGAGTGGCTCATGTGAAAGTCCTCAGTTTGTAGCGCGTCGAACGCGCGAGGGCGACGATTTCGTCGATGAGATTCTGCAGGTGCGTGTCGTCCTTGTCACCAATCTTGTCGCGGTTCTTGCCGACCCAGTCCTCGAATTCCTCGACCAGGTCGAGCGCGTCTTCGGCGAATTCGAAGCCGGATGGGTAATCCTTGATCACGCCGTACGAGCCCTGGTAGGTCTCGGCGAAGCTGTCAGCGAGGCCGACCAGCTCGGTGTAGAACTCCTCCAGCGCCTTGTGCTCGGCGTACGAATCCGTCTGCAGGTGCAGCACATGCGCGTTAGTCCGCGCATGGAAGCACTTCATCACCAGCTCGGCCGCCGGGTTGGGCATGGTGGCGGCGATTATGGACTGGCCGGAGAGAACTTGCCATACAACTCGCGGTGCTTGGCAGCATGCGCGGCGATGGCCCCCTCGATGGTGTCGTGCATACCGAGGTAATACCAGCGCCCTTTCTGCCCCAGCTCGGCCATGAACTTCTTGCCAACCTGGCGCACGCCCTTGACACCCAGCTTGTTGGTGCAGCGCACGCCGCTGTTGGCGTAATTCTGCGACCGCGTCGCGGCGCGCAGATTGCACAGCCGGTTGTCGGCCCTAACCCGGTTGATGTGATCGAGCTGGTTACGTGGCCAGTACCCGTGTGCGTAGAACCACACCAGGTGCTGCTCCAGGTAGCGCACATGATCGAGGCAGATCACGCGGTAACCGCGATTGCCAACTGATCCGGCGCGGTCGCCTACGCGCACGCCCTGACGCGGGATCTTCCAGGTGACCCAGCCGGTGTGAAGATTGATATCAACCAACTCGCGCAGCCGCGCGCGGGTCAAGGTCTGTACTTCGCGTTTATAAGGCATGGCTAAGCGCTCATGTAAGTCGTCTCACCGCCCTCGACGTACTGCGCGAGGCGGTCCTTCCAGGACTTGAGGGGCTTGGGCGGCGGCGTGCGGCGCGGGCTGCGGCCGATGCTCAGATTCACCGCCCAGGCCAGCGCGTCGACGATGTCGTCGTGCACGGCGGTGGGAAACCTCAGCAGCTCGGTGTGCACGTCGTTCAGGTACGCGGCTTCGGCGAGGAAGTACACGCGCCCCTGCTGCATCCGCCCCTGGAGATTGCGCGCCCGCGCGATCTTGTCGGTCAGCGGCCGCATCACTTCGTACGGCGGGTAGAAGCTGCGTTCGCCGCAGACCTTCAGGAAGAGGGGTTCGATCGCGCGCCAGATCATCCCGTCCTCGAAGCCGATCATCAACGGCGCAGACGGCTCGGCGCTCCAGCGCTGCGCGGCGCTGACCATCTCGTCGACGATCTGGAAGCTGTCTCCTCTGAACCGCACCAACTCGACGACGTGCAGGTAATCGACCTCGTCCTGGATCAGCGTCACGCCGACGGTGTAGTCGTTCACCTGCTTTTCCCCGATCGCGAAGTCCCAGGCCTGATACACGTTGCGCTGGTAGGGATTGGGAGAGACGGATTCGTAGCGGAAGAAGTCCTTCCTGAAATACATCCCTTCGTCCGGCACCGGGTTCTGCTGGAACAGCGCGGACCAAATGCGCGGCGGCTGGTTGGCCTTCATGCTCAGCATCATCGGTTCCGAGTATCGTTCCGGGTGCAGCGCCTCGCCGGGCATCCTCAGCAATTCGAGCTCGGGGCTGACCTGGTCCGGTATCCCGGTGCTGGCGCTGCGCTGGATGGTGCGCAGCGCGAGGTGGCTGGGGTCGAGCGGTGCGTCGAATCTCTGGATTTCGTTGCTGGAGGTTTGTCGATACTCCCACTGCTCCGCAATGGCGGGGTACTTGACGATCACGAACTTGTCGACCCCGACTGAGTCGGGCGAGCCATCTTCGGGCTGGGGGGCGCGCATGCGCGTCTGGATCCGTCCGGCCAGATCGTCGTCGTGCCACCAAGTCTGGATGATCAACACCCCGCCCCCTGGGGCCAGGCGGGTGTAGGCGGTGCTCCAGTACCAGTCCCAGAGGCCGTCGCGGCTGATCACCGAATCCGCCTCTTCCTGGTTCTTGATCGGGTCGTCAACGATCAAAATGTGCGCGCCTTTGCCGACAATGCCTCCCCCGACGCCTGCAGCGGTGAATCCTCCGCCACTGAGCGTATTCCAGGCTTCGGCGCTCTGCGATTCGGGATCCAGGACGCAGGACGGGAAAAGGGGGTTGAAACCGGGGTCGCGGACGATTTCCCGGACCTTCCGACTGAATTTCATCGGCAAATCGAGGTTGTAGCCGCAATTGATCACTTCCCACTCGGGGTGATGGCCCAAAGCGAAGGCGGCGAAGCGAATCGACGCTAATTCGCTCTTGCCGTGCCTTGGAGGGACCAAAAGCATCAGCCGGGGCGATTTTCGGTCCTCGACCGCCTTCATAAAGGCTTCAAGACGCCGGGCCATGTCCTGGTGCACCCATCCAGGCTGGTAGAGCGGGTAAAACCGCTTGGTGAAGTGAATCAGGCCCCGTCTGGCGAGAATTCGCTTCGCCAGCTCGACCTTGAGGTGACCGGGGGCCTTAACCTGGTACTGGAAGTCCGAATTCGCGAGCTCGGGGGGCGTCGACGAGTTCGTGCCCTTCGTCGAGTACTCGGGAGGCTTCGCCTTCGAGGGCTTCGGGGGCTTCGTCGACAATCTTGAGGAGCTCGTCATCGCTTAGCGTCTCCAGCTGGTCCACCACACGACGTGTCGTGACCGAAATGTCGATTTTGCGCACTTCAGGGGCGTAAAAGCCACACATTTTGCCGATTTCGCGCCATCCAGCGACCATTACGCCTGCATCCGCCTGCAGTTTGGCGATGCTGATCGACTCCAGGAGCCCGTCCATGACCTTTTGCCGGGTCATCTGCGCTGCCTGAGCGTTTTTAGCGTACGAAAAACGGATCGCGGCCTGGATTTTCTTGCTTTTCAGCGCTACGTCGCCGCAGGTGATGGGCCTCGAATACCCAGCCTTCTGCGCCGCGAGGCGCGGCGTGTCACCGCGCACGATCGCGGCGACGAAGATGCGCTGCATGTCGTTCAGAACGTGCAGCGGATCGGTGTTGGCAACCACGCGAGCGTTATTTGCGTTTTTGTCCACGAAATTTTTTCTGAATTTTTTCAGAACTTCGTTCTAAGTATCTGAAAAACTTTGTTTTTCTGCTCTATGCACGGGTGAAGGGGCTCCTCCCCTCCTCCCTCCGTCCCGGGTACCCACTTCGGATTCGTCTTCGACCAACGGGCGAAGCATGCTTATACATCCGGTTGGGCCTGAGTTTGTGGGAACGTTCCCAATTTCTCCTCGGGAGACCGTAATGAACCAAGCATCCGATGTTAAGCCTTCGATGATTGAAGACGCAGCTAAGAGCGTCCTCGTAGCCGTGCAGACTGGTGACTGCGCTCTCGTGCGTGGCGTCATGCTCGGCTTGGACGACGACATTGTCGCTCACGCTTCCGCAAAGCGCGATGCGCGTGTTGCAGCGCTCAAAGCGTACTACCTCGCGCAGTAAGCAATCAAGGCCTCAGCCCAGAGCAACGGGTTGGGGCTTTGTGCTTTAAGCCCGATCCGGAACTTGACACACATGCCTGCGTGCGTGACGAGCATCCGGTTGGGCTTATAACCATGCGTTCGGACTTGCTGGTGTCCACCATGCGCGAGCGCATATAGGGGTTGGTCATGAGCTTACATCACGATGAAGAAGTAGTACAGGGGTTCGCGGACGGCTGGACTGCGTTCCTGACGACTGAGGGTCTCGACGTTCTCCTGCGCACCAGCGCGGGCGAAAGCAAAGGCCGCCTCGGCACGCTCAATGCCGATGGAGATCTCGAAGGCACGATCTTCGAGCCGGGCAGTGCCGAGAATGCGCTGCCCCTGCAACTGGTGGCCACGCCGGTGAACGAGGACCTGTTCCAGTTGCGCGCCGGAAAGCGCGTCTGGGCCTTGCGCAAGCCCGCAGGGAAGTCGCACTACTTCGCCTTCCTGAACCAGTGGCCTGCGAAAGCTGAGCCGGTGGATACGGTCAAGGCAATGCTGGCCAAGCTGAAGAAGCAGCCGAAAGCGTAACCGGTAGTCGATAAGCCCAACCGCGCAAGCGGTTGGGCTTATCTCCATGCGCTCAATCCCGAGCTGCAAGGAGCTTAAGCATGTTTCAAATTCTCTGGCTGTGCAGCATTCTCTTCTGGCTATGCGGCGTCGGCAGCGGCGTAGCAATCCTGTGGTTCGCCACCGTCACCGGCAGCATTATCGTCGGTGCCTTCCTAAGCTATGCGGGCATCCTCAGCTCGTTCGTAGCAGCGTGGATCTGCCAACGCGAAGCGGAGCGCTTCATCTGAGTGAACTCGTCAAAAGCCCCAGGCGCGCATTCGCGCGCTTGGGGCTTTTCGCATTCGGCAGGGCCTGGAAGCCTACACACTATGCCAAGCATCACGAGTAGCAGGTTGGGCGTAGATGCGTGCAATTAACAGGAGATATTCATGAACGTATTGCTCAGTCACATGGATCTGATGCCGATCTTCTACGGCATCATCATGTTCGTCGGCTTAGGCATCATGCTGTTCAAGCTACTTACAGGAAGTTGGATGTCGTTAGCAGTAGATGTGCTCGTATTCGGTCTCGTATTCAAGTTGCACGGCGGAACCATGTCCGGTGGCTTCGCCGCAATGATCTGCGCATTACTCGCCGGACTATTCTTCCCACTCATGATTCGAAAGATGATATGAAATTCAAACTCAAAGTCGATAACCTCAGCTTCACGCTCGAACCGAAATACAACTTCGCCAACGAACCCGCACTCAGCATCAGCATCACCGAGTGCGAAGTCAAGGGCGAAGCCGTCGCGCTGATCAAGTGCGCCCAGGAAATGGCCAAGCAGCTGATCATGCTGACCGAGCTCGAAGACGAAATCAAGGAAGCCGCATGAACAAGTTCACGCCGCGCATCGGCAACAACAAGAAAGGTCCGGGGCGCAAGCCCCAGGACCAGAAGCGCAACCGCGCGCGCCAGCGCAAGCAACCCAAGTAATCGTAGCCCCCAAGCCGATCCAGAGGCTTGGGGGCTACAGCTTTGCACCACACCACAACCTGGAACCTTACACACATGAAGATCAATACGTCCATATTCTCAAAGCTTGAACCTGAGGAACTGAGGCAGCTCCTCGCTGCAATTGCTACCGAGATGAGCGCAACGCAGATTCACCTCGCCCTCAAACGCGTGATGTCCAAGCACCGCATGGTCGTACTCGGCGAAATGCTGATCGAAGAAGGGAGCAAGGCATGAGCGGCGTCGTCGATGAGCACGGTCAGCAATGGGAGAAATGCCATACGTGCGGCAACTACGTGCGCTTTCCCGACAACCTCGGCTACACCGCTGAATACAAAGCGCACATCTGCATCAAGTGCGTCAACAAACTGCCGCAGAAGGAGATGGAAGCTGTCATCCCCGCACCCGGCTGGAAGGCGAACTACGCATGAGTGAACCCTACTTCAAGCACGACTGTGCCAAGTGCCACTACCTGGGCAGCATGCACATGGACCAGCCCTACGACTGGTACGTGTGCGGCGACAAGGACAGCGGCTCAGTGATCGCGCGCTACGGCAATGAAGGACGCGAATACTGGTCGCACATGCCATCGATGGTGCTCAACGATCGCCATCTCTACACCAAACACGGCGACAAGCTCGTCGTCAACGGCATGGTCGTGCTCGCACGGCACATGCTGAGCCTCAGGAGCGACGCAGAACAGGCAGGCTAAGCATCACGCCCAGGCTCGTTGGGCGTGCATCGGGGCTCCGAGAGGGGCATCACAAGCGAAAGGAGGTCGATGGACGAGGACTGGTATGAGCAAGAGCAGCACGAGAGGCTGAAACTGCTTCTCATCATCATTGGCTGGAGCATGAGCCAATACGCCGATCCCGCGATCCTGTACGAGCGCAAGGAAGACGGAGTCGACGACGACGACACAATCGAACCACTCTAACCATTCGAAGGAAGACCCAAGAATCATGAATATCTTCAATGCAACCAACGAGATTCACACGGACGTCGCCAAGTTCGTGCTCCGCAACATCGGCTCGGTCGCCACCCTCTGGGCGGTGATCAACGCCAAGATGCACCTGACCGGTGTCAAGACCGCCAGCGACGAGCCCACGCTCGACGAACGGGCGGACGACGACGCCGAGCAAGTGGACGAAGAGCTCAGCGAGGAGAATCGCGAGGAGCAGGGCTACGTCCCCAAGATGGAGCCGCTGCACAAGGCGGAACTGTGCGGCGTGATCAGAAAGCACGCCTTCAACGAACTGCTGGCAATCGGCGTTGAACCGCCGCCGCAGCGCAAGGGTGAAGACGCACCGACCTACAAGGCGCGCGTCGAGACCTGGAAGCAGTTCAACCTGCCATCGACGTACAAGAATCAGATCGCGTTCTTCTGCGATCCCAAGGCAGGCAAGCCGAACCAGGCGACGATCGACAGCTTCTCACGCCTGGTCAGTGCGGGTACCCTGAGCACACAGGAAGCAGCTCAGGCGATCGCTGGTGATCGTGAGCGCCAGGCCAAGCAGTGGCAAGGGCTGGAGCTCAATTCGTTCGACGCCCCAACCGAGGATGGTGAGGCAGCGTTCGACCTGCTCGAACCGGAGTTCGGCCTGCGGCTATACGACGACGTGATCCGCCGGACCAAGGGCGACATCAAGCGCTACATCAAGAACGTAGCGCTCGGCAAACTCACCGGAATGGGCATCGAGGCAGCTGAAGCGGAAGGCATTCACGAGCTCTACACCAAGGAGCTGCAGAACTTCATGAAGGGCCGCATCGCGTACTACAAGGCCCACGCCGCACTGCTGGACCAGTCCGAAGCAGCGTAAGACACTTGCCGTACCCCAACGCCAGAACACCGGCGTTGGGGCTTTTCCCATTCGATCTAACCGCAGGCAAATCCATGAATTTCGAACAAATTCAAGAGCTGTTCAGCAACGCAATCCAGGACGACATGGAACGAGGTGCAGCCTGGCTGAACCAGGCAGCGAGCGAGAAGTTCGCCAAGGAGTATCCAGCCATCAGCACAGCAATCGCGAAGGTGATGGCTGGTACCGAGGACCAGGAGCTCGTACACACCATGATCGAACTGAAGAAAGGCGAGGCTGCGCTGATCATCAGCAACACCGGAGCCAACGGCATGTACCTGCAACCGGACGAGCTACCGCCTGATCAGCAAGTGCCGTCCGCAGTCATCCGCACCCTCGCCACCATCCTGCACCCAGGCAACGAGGATCTCCTCGACGCCCTGCGAACCCGCTTCATCATCAACCTGAAAGAGACCCACGATGCACATTGACTTCGACACCCCGACCATCGAGCTGGCCATAGGCGAAGGCGCGATCGTCTTCCGCAACAGCGGAGAAGTTGTTGCAGCCATCAACATCGCCGAGAGCGTCGACACACCCCTGTCACTGAACATCGCCGCCGTCACCAATTTGTACAACAAAGCAAACGTCGACCTGTTGCAGGAACTGGCCAGACGATCCGGGATGGGGGTGGGCGAGCCAGGCCCTGAAACCAAGCAGTAACCGCCCTAGAACGACCACCAAGGAGCTGCAGCCATGCGCTACATAGCCAGAGTCCCGATTGAGTACATCCGCGCTGGAACAGGCGATCTGTGCGACCGCCTCGGCATTCGTCTGACAGAGCTCGACGTGATTGACTCGCACAGACGCGGAGTGATTGCTCACACCCAGGTCGACGGTTCAGTCTTTGCCTTGATCAGCTTCTTCACCGCCTTGGCCACCCACTACCGCCTGAGCCTGGCCGACATCAAGGCGAAATTCGCATAAAGCAAAAGATCAAGCTTTCTACCCTCGTTACAAAAGCGCACTCGATTTCATATTCCTCTACAGAAAACCTCTTTTTTATTTTTAGACATCAAAAGCCTCATGTAGGCTTTTTAGAAAAAGATCGTAACATCGTAACAAGTAGTATAAGCCTTAGAATTAAAAAGATTTTTTGCGTTACGTTCTGTTACGTTCGTCTGTTACGGTTACGATCGTATATGCGGTGCACCACGTACGTTTGTTCGATAACCACGCTTGGAGCATGGGATGACAGCCTTTAATGTTACGATCCTTCGAGGTAGGGTGCCAATCTGCAAAACGTTTCGTAACACTACAAAAGAGCCTTATCCTAACATTTTTCTCTTCAAGTCCTCGAATTATTCAATCGTATCACTCCCTGATTTCGCTTCCTTGATCAAGCTCGCATCTATTGAAGGCGCGTGTTTGCTCAAGGGCGAGCTGGATCGACCGCTGGATTGGGAGTCCAGAGCCAGTCATACCGACTCAAATAAACCTACGTCATGGGTGTGCCTGGACGTCGATTATCTGCCGTCAATCGGTACGATCGACGGCTTTTTACAGAAGATCGGAGTAGTAACAGTCTCTTATGTGCTTCAGTGGTCAGCCAGCTACGGCGTGAACAACGACTTCAGTCTCCGCGCCCATCTGTTTTTCCTGCTAGATCAACCATATAGCCCGACTGTGCTGAAGTGCTGGCTGAAGCAGATCAACCTGCAGGTGTTCGGCAACGACCTGGTGCTGACCAGAACCAACACCGCGCTGCGCTGGGGCCTCGACATCACCACCTGCCAAAGCGACAAGCTGATCTTCATCACCCCGCCGGTATGCCACCCATCCAGCATCAATCACTTCACCGGCGAGAGGATCGTGCTGGTTCAGAAGCAGGACGACTTCCTGTCCCTGCCCGCCAATCTGCTGACGGTCGAGCAGGTCAAGGGCCTAGAAGAAGCGAAGATCAACGAGCTGCGCACTGCCATCAACCTAAAACCGAGGGGCAGCAAGGGCTTCGTGATGAAGGAGCACAAGGGCGAGGCATACCTGGCCAACCCCGATCAGGCGCTGGTGACCGGCGTCAAGACCGAGCGCGAGTTCGTGTACCTGAACCTGAATGGCGGCGACAGCTGGGCCTACTGGCACCCCAAG